CGCCTGCAACTCCACGGAATGGCAGAAAATTTCGATCTCGCTTAGTAACGCTGGTTGGCTCGCGTACCCCGACCACGTCTGGATCCAGCAGGATCAGCTCGATCGGCTACTCAGTTGGGTGCGGGCGGCAGAGATGCACGCGGAAACCGATCTCTACATGACGTACAACGAGCGTTTCGCTATCCTGGCGAAATTCAAAACTGTCATGACGACCGCGCAGCTCGCCGTATGGTGGCGCATAAACCGGGAGACGATCCAGGAGATGTATCCCGGCGTATGGGCGACCATGTCAGAAGCAATGGCCGGCGTGGTGTCCGAATACGCGCACTCACCGCACTACGAAACCTTCTGATGAGAAAGGTGACTGAAATGATCGATTCTTTCCTTTGGGCGCTGTTCATCGTCGCCGTAGCAGTCGCGTGCGTGTACGCCGTTGCTGATCTGATTTCGCCGATCCCGCACGCGTTGCGTGACATTCGCCCCGCCGGACCTGTCACGAAACCCACGCGGCCGATCAGCATCACCGACCTCGGCGCAGTGTGCGAACGTGATGGCATACTGATCACGTCAATGGACCGCCTGCGCGCCGCCGTGACGCTCGCCGACACGATGATCCTGCGTGGCGGTCTGAATGGCCAGAAATTGAGCATGCAGACTGTGCGCAACGACGCCGATCGCTTCGCGCAGTTGCAAGTGTCGCCAGACGTGACGCTCGAGATGCTGGGGCGCTGCGACGAGTCTCTGTTGCAGAAATATCCGCACGGTTACTGGATGATAAGCGCGGCACTCGTGCGCGAATCGGCGCGTCGGCGCGGCACCATCGCTCACCCGACTATCACCGATCCGAGGGCTCCATGAAATGCCCCGCATGTGGTGCAGCTATGTCGCATCATTACTGCGATTCGTGGACTGAGACGGAAGACGCGGACGAATATGTCACCACGAAAGGTTACTGGACCTGCTACGTGTGCAGTCAGACAATTGACGAATTCGACGACGATTACGAGTTTCCAGAATGACCTTTAATCCTTTTGCGATCGAGAGAAAAGCGCGCGTCACGGTGACTGTGACGCGCCCGGACTCGTCTGGCGAAGCGACGCCGGAAGTTTATACATTCGTTCAACACCGGATGCGCATCCAGGTCCGGCAGAGTGGGAAGCAGTTCGCTAACGCAAAGGTCGAAATCTTTGGCGTACCGCTCGACACAATGAACACGATCGCCCGTTTATGGCTATCGCCAATGACTCCGCAGAATACTGACACTGTCGCGATCGACATATGGGATGGAGTGGATTATTTGCCATTCTTTCAGGGCGTCATCTCCTGGTCCGCAGTGAATGGGACAGGTATGCCCGCAGTGTCGTTGGCCATTGAGGCGAATGCCGCACTGGCATTGATGAATGACGCAGTATCACCCTATGCTAATGCGGGTCCGGTCAAGTTGTCCGACGCGCTGACGGCGATCATCAAGCCACAGGGATTCGTGCTGGATTTCAGTGAAAAAGCGACGGATTATTTGATGAAGGACCAGCGCGCCACAGGTTCACCATTGCAGCAGGTAGGTCAGATTCTGGATCAGTTTTCCGATCTTACATGGTCTCCAGTGTTGCAGCGAGTTGTGGTGCGGCGCGTGGATTCGCCATTTTCGGACGATACCATTGAAATATCGCCCGCAACCGGGTTGCAGCGCCTGCCGACATACTCATCCAGCGGAATACAATTCGATACAATATTCAATCAAAAGCTGATACCGGGTCGCGCGTGTGACATACAGACCGCTTTCGACTTTGTTAATCGTACGCTGTGGGTTGCCGCCGTCCTCGCGCACACGCTAGACGCTAACGTACCGGGCGGGCAATGGACGACTAGCGTCGCCGCGAACGCATACGGACCAAAGGGAAATAATCAATCATGACGACCGAAATCACACCGTTTGCTTTCACGCTCGTGCATCCCGTGATGTACGCGCAGACGCTAGTCGTTCAGGCACCCGATTACAACGCAGCGCTGCCACTCGCGCAGGCGCACTGCGACGGCACGCAATGGACCATCCAGCGCGCCCGCAACGTCACGACCGGGGAGCTCGTCACGAATGGGTAACCTCTACAGCGCACCGTTCGAAGCGCAGTTTGACCCGGACCGCGCGCAGTTATTCATCATCCAAAGCCTGGTTGCGGGCGTGCATACGTGCGCGATCGTCGAGGTCGTCGCCGTGCGCCCGACGAGCGGAAAAGTTGGCTTCGTGGACGTGATCCCGATGCTGCTTGACACGTCGACGAACAATCTGGTGCTCGAGCAGACGATCATCCACAACGTGCCGTACATGCGCTATCAGGGTGGCACGAGCGCGGTGAAACTCGACCCCGCACCGGGAGATCTCGGACTAGCGATGTTCGCCGAGCAGGACATCACGAACCTGAAGCAGACGCAGGGCGCAGGGCCGCCGGCCACGGATCGCATGCATAGCACGGCCGACGCGCTCTATATCGGCGGCGTGCTGAATCCCGACCCGACACAATACATCGAGTTCGTCACGGGCGCAGGCGGAATCAACATCGTGTCGCCCGCCGCGATCAGCTTTCAAACACCAGGAAACGTCCACTTTACGGCGGCACAAGTCGTTTTCGATGCTGATGTCGTTTTTAACAAAAATGTAAGTTCGACCAAGACAGGAGCAGGCGTCAATACTTTCGCTGCACCAATCAGCGCACCGGATGTCATCGTGCCTAATGCTAACCTCAACACTCACCAGCATGCAGTTAGTGGCTCGACTACGGTCGGCAATCCGCATAACTGATTGACGTAAGCTATACGCGCGAGTTTTCTGATAGACTCGCGCGTATGAGTACGAACGTCCCGACACCCACTTTCACCCCGACAGGCCTTGTCGTTCCGGCAGAGCAGGATGTGCTCGCGGGCGTGCAGGCGGACTGGGTTTCGTCCTTTGCCCTGTCTGGCAAAACGCTGTCGACCGAACTGACGACGCCGCAAGGGCAGCTTGAGAGCTCGCAGTCGTTCATGGTCGAAGCGTGGTTCGCGGCCATGGCGCAAATAATCGCTAACGTCGACCCGATGACGTCAAGCGGCGTCTATCAGGACGCGCTCGGGCGAATCTACTTCCTGACGCGGCAGGCCGCGACGTTCGCGACCGTACAGGCAGTCGTCACCGGTACGCCGGGCGCTACACTCCCTGCTGGTTCGCAGGCCGTCTCGAGCGATGGTTCGATCTGGGCAACGACGGCCGATGCCGTCTACAGTTCCGGGCCCGGAACGGCGTCCGTGACGTTCCAGGCGCTAGTCGCTGGCAGCGTTCCGGCTGCGGGCGTCAACGACCTGAAAATTTACCAAGCGGTGCCAAACTGGGTTGCAGTGTCGAATTCTGCGGGCTCGACGCCGGGCACCGATACCGAAAACCGTGTCGAGTTCGAAACGCGCCGCGCAGCATCTGTTCAGATCGGCGGCGTCGGGCAGGCGGCGAACGTGCGCGCCGCCGTTGCGAATGTCACGGGCGTAACTGATCTGTTCGTCTACAACAACGGCGGCGACACGGCGATCAACTACGGCGTGACTTCCTATCCTATCCCCGCGCACTCGATCGCGATCAGCGTGACGGGTGGGTCGAATGCGGACATCGCTGCGGCAATCAATTCGAAACTCGATTGCGGCTGCGGCATGTCAACCGTCGGCGGCCTCGGCACACTCGTGACGGTCAACGTGCAGGATACGGTCAACTACGTCGCACCGTATCCGACGTATCCGGTGCGCTTCATCCGGCCCGCAAACACGAACATTTACATCACGGTCAACGTCGCGAACCTGTCCACGTTACCGGCCGATTACATCAATCAGGTGCAGACAGCCGTTGCCGCTGCGTTCGCGAGCGGCTTTACGTCGAACGACGGGACGATCGTCGTGTCGCGCGCGCGAATCGGCGGGCAGATCATCGCGGCGGAGTTCGCCGCACCGATCCTTGCACTCGGCAACATCACGCCGGTGACGCTGTTCATCGGGACGAGTCCGGCGCCGGCGAGCAGCGCGTCGACCACAATGGGCGTCGATCAGCAGCCGGTTTGCCCGAAGCTAAACATCACCGTCAACGCAATTTCGGTGTAATCACTATGACGACGAACTACCTCGGCGCCACTGTGATGAAACAATTCAGCAACAGTCCGACGCTGTTGTCGCTGCTCGCAGACTTCGACCAATGGGTCGACATGACGCAGTTCTCGACGAATTTCCTGTCGTACGTGTGGGACATCTCGACCGCACAAGGCTTCGGGCTCGACATCTGGGGGCGCATTCTCGGGCAATCGCGCTAC